AATGAGTAAACTCGCTGCAGCCGCGAGTGGTTCTCAGAAGACTGAGAATAAGGGTATTGCTGATATTGTTGATTCTATCGGTAATGCTTTCAACGGTCCTTTAAAATATGCTATGATCGCTTCCGTGGTGTGTTGCCTGGCTATCGTTGCGATGGTAGTTGCTATGGCTCTTTCCCCGGGTGGGCAGAAGGGTATGAGCAAGGGTATGGGTGGTATGGGTGGTATGATGAAGGGTATGAAAGGTCGTAGGTTCTAAAATCCGTTGGTAATAATTCCATCAACTCTATATCTATACATATATTCCAATTCTTCGTCTTCCTTATGTGTATAAGTATAAACCTCAATATCTTTACTCTGACAGTAGTGTACAAATGCGTGATCTAAACATGTCCAATGAAGAATAACTGCGGTTAGACCCATAGTTATCAATGGAAATTCACTCATGTGAAAAGTTGTTTCAAAAGTTGATCCTATATTGAAATGATTGGGTAGACTGTATATTATTTTACGATTGAAACTACAGAATAATATGTTGTCTGTTTGTTCATTTTTATAAAAGGTGCAAAGTGATTTAACTATATTGAGATCAGACCCCTTTATATCCAAAATTAGAAGTACCTGTCTTATTTCGGGTATCTGTTCATAAACATCACGAAGTGTACACATCCCGCGCTCTCTCACTTTATCTATATTCATATCTGATATGTATTGACATTGAGTATATACATCGTGATACAAAACGAGCTCACCCGATCCACAAAGTTGAACATCAATTTCAACACCATCGTAGTTTCTATGGATAGCTTCCCTTATACCTTCAATGCTATTATCCTTGTACTTTAGGGAGTATCCACGATGGGCAATGCACTTCATTAACTTAAAGGTATATTTAAAGATTTATGTAATGATTCTAAGTATTGATGTTGGTATAAGGAATTTGGCTATGTGTTTACTTGACGATGAAAATGGTAACATTGTGAGGGAGTGGGACGTTTCCGGTGTTCCACCCGAACACAAAGATGGAGTCTATGTCTCTTTATGTAAACACTTAGATGAGAGACCATGGGTCCTCGGAGCTGAAACTATTCTCATCGAGAAGCAACCTGATCGTAATAAGAAGATGATATCTGTTATGCACTTCTTACATGCCTATTTTATCATTAAATGCCCTCAAGCAGAGACGATACTATACGACGCTCGTCATAAGATCCCGGATGTCGCGGGACCTGGTAAGGCACAATACAATAAGAGAAAGAAGGTTTCCATAGAGAGATGTGAAGCCTTTATAAGGAGTGGACCCACTAATGCACATTGGTTAGATACCTTTCTCAAATCAAAGAAGAAAGATGACTTAGCTGATACAGTAATGCAAGCTCTCTCATTTGTGAATAGGGTTGAGGTAAAAAGTACAAAGAAACCCAAAAAGACTACAAAGTTAGTCGCTCGCAAACCCAACGAGAATCAAAAAAGGACAAAGTATTCCAAGTCAAACTTGGCATGGATTTATATTAATAAACCTGATTGTGAAGTCCTTGAGAACAACAAAAGGTTTATGAAGGATCTTAAGAGATACTACAGAGACATAGGCGATTTAGTGAAGGAAATTAACATAAAATAATTTATACACAATTCTATAAACGATCTTGTCAAAAAATATAATTAAACATGAATGGTACAGTGTATTTATATTCACATTTAACTTCATTTCCACAGTGTGCATATGACCAATGCGCGGGTGAAAGCATTAATTTTCCAACTTCTGGTCTAATTTTACGCCCCCCATTGAGAAACTCTGTGCAACCACCTTCATCTTCATTCAGTGTGTTCAAATACAGTAATCCAAAAAGAAAGGAACCCGGCGTACTATCATAATGCCATCCGTATTTTACACCTCTTGATTGTCTCTGCATAGTAAAACCATTATCTACTAAACCTGTCTTCGTCATAGGTGACAAGAGGCCTTCAAATGTACGAAGTGCTTGTTTATTTTCCTTATGATCAGGACCCGGATATTCATCGTTCAGATATTTAGTATAGATTTCAACTCCCATTCCTATATATTTTGATAATGTCTTGTCTATATCATCCCAAATTTTACCAGTGGGTGTGGATAAATCACAACCGCTAATATTTATTTCTACAGAATCTTTTAGGGATTTGTCTGTTATTATTTTACCATGATATTTCATCTGACCAATGTAACGATTATTTGAATCTCGTTCAAATGTATGTATCACGTGTTTGCAAAATGATTCGGGTACGAGATTGGGAAGTTCCATAATTAAATCGTTATGCTTTTTCATCTATTAAAATTATTACTACTGCCTTTAACCGGGTTAAGGAATTGAGGGGAACTAAAAATATAACCATAATGCAGAAAAATGTATTGGATCATGGATTTGTTCGCCTCGTTGACTACATGCCGAGACAAGATTTGGACTCGTCAATCGTACAAGCTGCCCGAGTCTCCTACGGAGATGGGACAAAAACATCGCGTGGAGACAGGGGTCTCATCCGCTATCTCCTCCGACATTGGCATACAACACCCTTCGAAATGGTCGAGTTTAAGTTCCATATCAAAATGCCAATATACATCGCACGACAACATATGCGTCACCGCACCTCCAGCATTAACGAAATGTCAGCGCGATATTCTATAGTTCCAAAGGAGTATTATGAACCTGATACCCTACGTGGACAATCTAAGGTGAATCACCAAGGTTCAGAGGGTGTTGTTGAAGTTGGAGATGAATTGGGTACAAAGGTGACCCAACATCTCAGTCATTCTTTTGATGTATACGAGGAACTATTAGAGAACGGATGTTGTAGAGAGCAGGCTCGTGGGAATCTTCCACAATCTACATACACTGAGTTCTATTGGAAAATCAATCTTCATAATTTAATGCACTATCTTCGGCTTCGTATGGAACCCGGTGCTCAAAAGGAGATTAGGGACTATGCAAATGCCATCTATGAACTTATAAACCCCCTTGTACCTATATCAATGGAGGCGTTCAAAGACTTTAGGTTAAATGCTATGCAACTCACGGGTCCAGAGATTGAGGCTATAGCAACTGGTAAGGTCATTGATAGCCCGGGTGAGAGAAGGGAGTTTGAGGAGAAGTTGAAGCGTTTGAGAATACAGACGAACTCATAAACCCTTGATTTTGTAAAATGTTCGTGCTTTTTTATTTACCATTTCTATAAATTGGTCGTTCCTGTTTGTAGTGTCCCCGTATAATCCAGATGGCCAATTCCCTTCGAGGACATAAACATCAGGAAATGAGGGATCCTTGTCTTCACAATCCACCATAAAGTCCCAACCAATTGAAAAGCAGAAGTTAAAATCACGTTTGTGGAGTTTACAAAGTTTATGTATAACGTCTTCAATTTCAGGAATAGTGTCATGTTCATTTACAGTCACTTTACCTTTACCACTAACATTTGATGTGATTGTTTCATTATTCTTAAACTCATACCTGGCGAGAACATCACCGTCGTATGTCGTAACAACGCGATACGATCGTGCACCATCATAGCCACAACTACCAATTTTATCTTGAATAAGACGGTTTTTTTCAGTTGGTTTTACATCCCTACCCTTGATTATTTCAATCCCGTTCCCAGATGTCCCGAACTCTGGTTTAGATATATAATCTCTATCTGGGTCAATGTCTTCATATTCTTTGTAGGGGTTTGTAGTTGCATTCAATTTGGGGACGCTAATACCATGTTTTGGTAAATACTCATTCCAGAACACTTTACTTTGTAACTGCTCCTGTACTTTAGCATATGGTTTAGTGAAACAATACGCATTATATAATTGACCACTTGAAACTTTGGTAAGTTTGTTTTTATCAAAGTAGAAGGGTACTTTAAGATAGTTAGATACACCCGGGTTATGTTGAACCGAATGATGAGTTATAGTCCACCAGTCTATATCTTGTAATACTGTATATAACATCTTCTTTTCCAAGCTATTTGTGTTTATCGCAAACAATGTACTGTATAACAGTACAAACACAAATATTATATGACCTGGGTTCATACTTTATATATAGAATTATTAAAAACAACTTAAAAATTAAATGTCATTACAATACAACAAGAAGACAATGTTCGCAATCGCTACATCCCCCACATGGTTTGCCAAAACAGATGATTTTAAGAAAATTGGAAAGAAGATCCAAAAACAGAGAAATTCCGAGGTGGAGAGAATTAAGGATAAAATTGGTGACATCGCACGTGATGAACAGAGGCGTGTTAAGGAATATTTCAAGGAACATCAGGATATCATCAAGAAAAACAAAGATGAGAAAACTAAGACGAAAAAAAAGAGTAACGCTAAAAAGATCGATCTTTACGAAAAGTAATCCATATAGCAACTCCCACGAGTATAGCAGCAAGTGGTGTCCCATTGAATCTTTCGGCTAATAAAGCACATATTACACTGTATTGAACAACACGTATCTCCTGCCTTGTTTTAATCATAGACCTTTTCATAGCTGCTCTCGATCTCTCAAGACCGAGAACAGTTGAATTTATTTTTCCAATCTTTGAGGGAATACCCATGGTATTCTTTATACTTTCAGATATATCGATAGACTCTAAAAATTGTTCTTGAATCATTGGTTCCAGGTACGTAAAGTAATCAAAGTCTGGATCCAACTGTAAACATATTCCTTCAATCAAGGAAAACGACTTTGCTAAATATACAAAACTTGTTGGTACAACAAATGGTTTTTCCATCGCGAGTTCGGCTGCTAACTCATCGTTCATTATGGCACCACCGTCAAGATTTTCCAGATACCCTAATATTGTTTCGAAAAATACTTCAATATCACTTATATCTGAAGATGTTGGTACAATGACACCCAACCTAATTAATATTTGAACACACCCTTTCGTATCTCGTTGTATAATACACCCAAATAAGTCTGCGAAACCCTGTTTCAAATCATCGTCCAACTCTATCAATAAACCAAAATCATAAAACACCAATTTCCCATCTTTGGAAATAGCCAGGTTACCTGGATGTGGATCACCGTGAAATAATCCACTGTCCATCGTTTGAATCACATAAGAATTCACCAAAGCTTCACATACTTTTTTCTTATTGATGTTCTTAATTTGGATATCCGTAATTTTATCCGCCTCTACATACTCCATGACAATCATATCATCGGTACAGTACTTCTTATACACATACGGAACCTTTATCCAATCAACACCCTTCAAACTTTTTCTAAACTTAATCGCGTTTTCAACTTCTTGTCTATAGTTAGCTTCACCAAGAAGATATTCGATTGAATCGTTTAGAACAAAATTGGAACTCGAACCTGTATCTATGCCGATAGACTGAATAAAATCCAATATTTTCTTGACGTTTTCTGTATCAGTCTGCATGATATCGTAAATCCCGGGTCTTTTTAATTTTACAACAACCTTTTTACCATTATTTAAGGTGGCTTTATGGACCTGTCCTATACTCGCAGACTTGAACGGAACCTCATCAAACTCTTTGAATATATCCTTATTTACAACATCTTTTACAAGACTAAAATCAAATGGTGGTACATTATCTTGAAGAGATTCGAGTTCTTTGGTAAACTCTGGTGGATACAGATCTCCCCTCGTAGATGCTATTTGCCCTAATTTTACAAATGTTGGTCCAAGCTCTAGAAGTTCACCTTTTGTCCATCGTCCAAGTTCAGCTTTATCATCCGTAAAGCGCTCTTTAAATAGATATTTCGCGGCAAATTTCCATGTCTTTACCTTCTGATTTGGCGCCAACTTGACAGGTGGCACTTTCATATTGGCTATACACAACATATCCTGTATTATATTCAGAACTTTTTTTTAAACTATGAAATTTTATTCTTATGTTACATTAATGAAATCCTTGTCATCTTTTCTTGGACCACTCAGTAATACAACTGAGAAGACTATAAAAAGTCAACCAATCATTTTTACACTTATCATTTTGTATCAAGGTTTATTTTCGGGTAATGCCATAAGGATTCCACAAAATCTTAGATCCCTCTTTAACAGTAAAATTTTCCGATTTATGTCACTTATGCTCATTGCGTTTAGTGCCACACAGGATATAGAACTTGCTCTCATATCAACCATAATATTCCTCAGTGTTATGTATGCCATCAAGACACCAGAGGAACGTAAGACCCAAGGATTTATTTAAAATATTGTGTAATTATAAATCATGACGAAACTTATAAAAGCTGCCAGTCTCAACTTTGTGGCTATATTGCTCTTCACTCTCATCTATTTTACCCTCTCCAAGGCGGAGGATGAACAATTCAATGGATTAGATAAGAAGTCAAGTTTTTTTGATCACTTGTACTTTGCCTTTACTGTTCAATCAACTGTGGGCTTTGGTGACATATATCCTATCAGCGCCATAGCTAAGACTGTAGTTATGATTCAACAAACTCTACTCGTCTTGGGTCTTCTCGATCTTCTTGCAGAGGCGGCTCCAGTAGCCGTGAAAAATGTTCGCACCAGCGTGCCCACCGCGGTGACAAAGATGATGTAAAAATATATTAGTTTAAATTAGAATGAAAGTTCATATCGTTGGTGCAGGACCCACAGGTATGTCACTTGCGTGGGAGATACTCAGGTCGGGTGATCATGAAATAACAATTTATGATAGAAAGACTTCCGCGGGAGGATCATGGTGGGAACCTACAGAAGAAATTAGAGATCTTCATGCACATCGCATAGTTTTTGATAAAGCATTTGTTAATACCCAAAGTCTGTTCAATGATATGGGTATCAATTGGGATGATATTTTTGAACCCAGCCACCAACGTCGCCGCGCCTACGGTTACGTCTTACGGTCATTGTCACTAAAAGATTATGGAACTCTAACATCTTTAGCTGCACGTGTACTTACTAAACCCAAGAAGTACAGGGGTATATCTCTCAAAGACGCTTTGGGTCCACTGAGTGATGGTGGACGAAAGATAGTAGAGCACCTCCCCCTCATAATGGACGGTGTAACTTGGGATGTAATGTCTGCGTGGGAGTTTGTCAAGAGTTTTGACCATGTAGCACTCTCCAAGCAGTATACACAAAAGGTGTCCGGGAAGGTCATGTGTGATGCAATGCAACAAGCTCTTGAAGATGTTGGTGTGGAGTTTGAGTTTGAGAAGGAACTTGTAAACGTTGACTACATGGAGGATGGTTATACAGCTGATTTCGCAGATAGAACTAAAATTGGAGATGGAATGTTATTTTTATGTTTAGATAACAGTCCAGCATTTAAGTTACTTGGTGACAATTGGGGTCCGGATGCAGAAAAGAAGGTTCGTGATAGTACCTATGGTGCCATAAACATCTTATTTGATTTTGATCAACCAGTTGAACTTAAGACCGATCTTGAAATCGTCACAAATACAAAGCTAAAACTTCAACCAGTTGTTTTGTCGGATGATAAAACTATATCATGTGTTATTTGTAATTTGACCGAAGATATTCTAACCATGCCACCAGAGGAACTGAGAACTTTAGTTTTGGGTGAATTAGATGTACCCCTACCAAGAGAAATACGTTTTGGTTGGGGTTCTGAATGGGATGGAAAGAGATGGCAGTTTTCACAATCTTCGGGGGTTCTGAGCCTTTATGGGCAACTTCCGTTCTTTGGTGAATGTCCAAATGTAGCCATGTGTGGTATGATGTCCCCTCGTAATACACCCTATTCCAGTATTGAAGCCTCTGTAGAGGTTTCTAGGGCACTCAGTCACAAATGCTTTGGAACCCGTGAGCCTATGAACCCGTTGCTCCTCACACAAGTTGTCTCAGTGACAATTTTAGTACTTATAGTTTTAATTCTCATTTATCGTAACAGAAACACATGAAGTTTCTTGCGAAAGTATACTGTCCCATGTATGATCATAACGATAAAAAATACATACGTTTGATCATTCCTGAAAATTGCGCAGACTACGTAAAACGTACACAACTTAACAAAGCCTTTTTAATAAAAAATAGTCACGTGGATAATCCGTTAGATGGTAGAGTCCTTACTGTAAAAATTCCTTTTCGCTATAGGAGGTGTATGTGTGAGGTCAAGGGTAAACCTATACAATCTCTTATAGAGGGTGATGAAGTGACAGTTGAAATTGGGTTTTCCGGTGTTTGGAATGTGGGTAATTATTCTGGATTTGCGTGGAAATTACATAGCTCGATATTTCTTGTATAACTCATCAAGAGTGATCTCTTCGGGTTCCTTACATTCGTCATGGTTGTGTTCGCATTCGTCATGATTGTGTTCATGTACATTATTTTTATTTGAGTCTGTCTTTGGTTTATCCATTTCACGGGAACCGGAATGGTTAATACTGTCACCAAATACATCGGTTAAGCCTTCATAAACAATTTTAGAACCTTCTAGTCTAAGAATTTCTTTCTCCTTCTCTTCGATTTCATTCTTCAATTCGCTAATTTCATCTTGAAATTTTTGTACACATTCGTCAATTTTTTCAATATTTGCACGTAGATTAACAGATCCCATATATCTATATAAAGTTTCAAGTCTTTAATATATTAAATGTTGACGAGAACTGGATATTTAGTAAGCGAGGGTCCTTTACAGGAAATTAAAAAGGAACTTACCGTAAGACCACAGGTCAACGGAGACTATGGATTTCCTCCACCACCTTTTAAAGTTTTTAGAACAACTAAGAATGGAGTCTGTGTTCCAAGATTCTACGGAACTTCTAAAGTTGGACAACCTAAGGAGGATAAGAGACCCCAACCAGCTCGTTCCAGTGCCAAGTTCGTCGGACAACTCAGAGATGCAACCCACCAAAATGAAGCATTGGCAGCAGCAATTAAAACAGGGCATGGTGTCCTTTCTCTACCATGCGGGTATGGCAAAACGACGGTATCCTTGGCCATAGCTTGCAAGTTGGGATATCGCACGATGATTGTCGTTCACAAGCAGTTCCTCGCTGACCAATGGCGGGAACGCATTCAACAGTTTTGTCCGGGTGCTACGATAGGTATAGTTCAACAGGATAAGAAAGAGATTGAATGTGATTTTGTTATCGCTATGCTTCAATCTCTTTCCCTTAAGGAATATAGTTTTAGCGATTTTGATTCTATTGGAACTCTGATAGTTGACGAAGCACATCACATCTGTGCAAAGGTGTTTTCTCAGTCGCTTTTCAAAATGTGCCCCAAACATATTTATGGTTTATCAGCAACCCCAGAGAGGAAGGACGGTTTAACGAAAGTACTTCATTGGTTTATGGGTCCTACGTTCTTTGCAGTTGAAAGGAAAAATCAGGAACAAGTTGAGGTATTTCCAATTACATTTGAATCCTTCAACTATAGAAATCCTCCACCTTCTATGAGAAATGGGAAGATTTCAATGCCGAATATGATTACGGAAGTAGTTGAAGATAGAAAGAGAAATCAGATGCTTGTGGAACTTGTAAAGAAAGCTTCAGCGGGTACGAGGCAGCTCCTCGTTCTAAGTGACCGTAGACAGCATTGTGAAATGCTTCACCAATGCTTCCCAAAGAGTTCAGGTCTCTACATGGGTGGTATGAAGGAGGCTGACCTCCAGGCTTCTTCAAAGAAGAAGATCATTTTTGCGACGTTCTCACAAGCCCATGAAGGTTTAGATATTCCAACTCTCGATACAGTCATTCTCGCTTCACCCAAATCTGATATAACTCAAAGTATCGGTCGTATCATGAGAGAGACGAAAGGTAAGAAGAACAACCCTCATATATATGATATACACGATCCCTGGTCTCTCTTCACTGCTATGTATTACAAACGAATGAAGATTTATCGTCAAGGTGGCTTCAAAATACACGGTAAAGCTGCAGAAGAAAAGAAAGCTGACTTCCCTCAGGGAAAGTGTTTGTTTTTATAATCTAAATAATAATTAAATGTCCGGTGCATTGATTCAATTGGTTTCCAGAGGTGCTCAAGATGTTTACTTAAATAGTGACGATGGACACTCATTTTTTCGTATGAAGTTTACAAGGCATACAAACTTTTCCCAAGCTCCAAAGTTTATTAAAACTATTTCGGATAAAGATCCTGTTTTTACTATACCAGTTTTAGGTGATCTCGTAAACTCTTTATGGCTCGAAGGTGTTGATAAAAACTCAAATGTATCTTCTAATCTTCTTTATAATTCTACGATTGATCTATTTGTGGGGGGTCAAAAGATAGATTCTCAACACTACGACTATTACGCAGATATATGGCCCAATTATCTTGCAGACACATATACCAAGTGTCAAGAACTTACAAACAAGACGAGTATTTCCCATAGAAACTTCCAACCACTTCACTTCTTCTTCTGTGATTATGGAGCATTCTTACCTTTAGTTGCACTCCAACATCACCAGGTAGAAGTTAGAATTACATTGGATCCAGCCAGTTTAGCAAATTACAGTGATTCTCAAAAACGTATAAATGTTTACGCAAATTACATATATTTAGACAAAGATGAAAGAGAATCAATGGTAAAACGACAAATGGACTTTATAATTACTCAAACTCAACGTCTAGAATTTCCATTTTCAAACGTATTCGATAACAGTATAGAATCAGGTGGATACAATGATTTAGATATTTCCACATTAAATCACCCCGTCAAGTCAATATTTTTTGGATTAAGTGCCACACATGTTGATCCTACAAACGATCGTTTTACATTCAAAAACGGGGATATACATATAAACGGTACACCTTTACTTGAAAATATGTCACCAACGTACTTTCACACATGTCAAAACTATTACAAATCCAAATTTGGTGTAACAGATTATAGGGTTGATTCTGAAGATCTTATGTACACGAGATATTTCGTGTATCATTTTGGATTAAACGCATCAGACTATAATCCCTCAGGTAGCTGTAATTTCAGTAGACTTGATAATGCCAAACTTATATTACGAGGAGTAGAAAAGGGTACACTTAGAGCTCGAGATAAAGACATGTATATTTTTGCAGTGAATTATAACGTGCTCAGGATCAAGGATGGTCTTGCCGGAATTTTATTCGGAAACTAATGTATAAATGGGTAGAACCGCTAGGTTCGAGCAAATCTATGTTGCGAGTTTAGAAGCAGAACCCGTTGAGTCAGAGACTCTCACAGGAGTTAACTCTATTCTGACCAGGGAAATTGAAGCAAATGAGATTAAACTCATCGATCTTGAAGGTATAAAGGGTCGTATTGCTTTTAGTAATAACCTTCCAACTAAACAAGTGTCAGTTGGAAATAAACTTTACATCGATAAAAATGATGAAATTGTATTTGACCTCAAAGCTGCTGGTAGCGCTGATCGTATGTTCATTAATAACCAGTTATCTATCGGTACAACCAATCCAATAAGTGCTTTTCAGGTGGATAGTGGTGGTCAAACAAAGGTAAATATCGATATATCCGGAAAAGATCTTATGACTATAAATGGTAACCTGGTTGCTACTAATGTAATTGTAACTGATCAATTAAGTTTTGCATCAAATCTTGTAATTGATGGTGTTGCATCCAATATTGTAACGATAAATGGTAGTATGAAGACATCTAATCTGAGTGTTGGGTCTAATGTCATCATAACCGAAATAGGACGGGGAGGTGGTGGTAGCGTTGAATACCCTAATAACGTAGCAGTTTTTACTGGTAATGTTACAATTGATGGTGGTATGTATGTTTATGGTAATACGATAATGAAGGGTAACCTTTTCGTACAAGAACAAGCTACATATGAACGCGTTGTAAACTTAATTGTTGCTGATACAACAATTGTTTTCGGTCAAGGTAATGATGGTACAATGGAGCCTATGTTACTATATACTCATGATGAAGATGATTCAAATATTGGTTTTGGGTTTAAAAATGATGGACGAACCGTCCCAGGTTTTGAGATGGCTTTATTTAGAACCACGGGTGGTCCACTTGACAGTGCTTTTTCAGTTGATGACACCATATCCACAAATCTACATGTATTCGGTGATATTTATACTTCAAATGCAGTAGGTGTGGCAAACATTTTGCCTACCCACGACCTTTGTGTGGGTTCCAACCTCTTCGTTGAAGACACAGGTTCCAATGTTTTAGAAGTATTTGGAAATACGTTCACAGAAAATATAAAAATTGGTTCCAATGTTACTGTTGGTAATGATATAGTTGTAATAGATCCAACTAATAAAGACGTTGCTACAATCAGTGGTAATGTGAAAGTAGATGGTTTACGCACTACGGGTATAAGAACTTCGGGTATATCTAATGTGATACCCACTGATACCCTCTCAATAGGATCCAGGGTATACGTCAACCTTACAGCTTCAAATACACTCACAATTTTTGGTAACACTATGACAACAAACCTAATTACACAATCCATTAGTTCGAGTTCCAATATAACAGTTCACTCTGACAGATACGGTGGTGATAGTCCTGTAAATCCACTTATCCTCAAATCTGGACCATCTTCCTCAAATGTGAGTTCCATTGAGATATATGGTGCGAGTACATCCAATACTCATCAAAATATTAGATTCAAAACCAGAAATGATGAAAAAATGAGAATTACATCAAACGGTCAAGTTGGTATAAATACAACAAATCCAACACAAAAGCTTACTGTAAATGGAAACGCCTTTGTTATGGGTAGTAACGTGATGATGTTTGGAAACTTATGGGGAACAAGCTCCAATACCTCTATGCAAATGTTCTCAAGTCCTAATACAGGTGAAAACGAAATTCAGAATATAGTCGAAACTGGTAAAGGTCTCAACTTTTATGCAAGTACCACACCTACTATGGGTGGATCAAAACTCACCATTTTGGAATCCTCCAATATTGGTATTAATACACAAAATCCTTTGAGTACTCTCCATGTAAATGGTTTAACATCGTTTATAAACAATCCAGTAACTAAAATTAATGGTTACAATCACTTAGGTATTCCTCTGGTTGTGAGCAACAATCAACCTATTACAGGTACTACAGATTTAGCCTCGGTTTTGCATCTTGCCAGAGAAGGTAGTGGAAGTGAACATGCTGCGAGGGCTCAATTTCAATTGGGAAAACACGAAAACGCAGCTGGAACATCAAAATCCAGACTTGATATTGTTATGGGTGATGATGATTACGCTGTAGATACGAGTATTATGACAATTCTAAGTTCCGGTAAGGTGGGGATAGGAGTGACACAACCAGTCGCTCACGTTGAAGTTGACTGCACGGGTATAGCCGATCCCGTAGAAAATGGTTTACTTGTACACAATACGACATCCGGTGATGCCATTGTGGCGGCACAAACTAATTTGGATGATGGAAACGCTTTCAGCTCTTACATACAGACAGATGGTGTAACCCTATCTGGATGGTCCGCGGGTGTAACAGGAGATGATGGTGATTACAGAATTACAAACCACCACGAAAGACTTGTAAGAGATGTTCCTGTTGGGTTATACATAAGTGGATCTACGGGTGATGTGGGAGTTGGCACTGACGCACCAAGAGGTGCTCTAGAAGTAAGTGGTAATTTGGTAATCGGTAACGAATTATCATTTGGTGGTGTAACTGGACAGTTATTTGGTAATACTCGTATTATTGAGAGGCGTTATACTGCTGCTCAACCTAGAACCGAATTGTTACTCTATAAGGGTAATAACGGTGACGGTGGTGATACTGCACCTGATAGAATTAGACATATTGCTGCTGAACACGTGTTCCAAACATATAATAGTTCTGATAAGGACTTTTATGGTACCGGGGGAATTCTAGCAACTGCAGACTTACCGGGAATCGATTTCCCCCTCTGTATCACAGCTCAACAAAACCCTGGTATTGTTGTAATTGGTGGTAATTCAGATACAGCCAAGAATAGAGGAGTGGGTACTAAACTAGTTGTCAATGGTGATATAGAGTTCGATGGTGGTGGTTCGTTCAAACTGTCTGGTTTAGAGTTTTCAACCTCAGATGTGGGTTATAACATTATTAGAAATGTGAGGGATGGTGCTGCGAGACGTCCACTTACATTCGTGCATGAATTATCGAGTCTTATTGACGATGAGTTTGCACGCTTTGATGAAGATGGGAGATTTGGTTTAGGTACCGCGTCACCAACGTCTAACATACATGTATATGATACAACACCCATTGATCATGATATCATGAAACTTCAAAGTACTGGTGATGATAAGAATACAAATCTACTCATATATACAAACGATAATGAAGGTGGTATAATCACAGGTTTCAGTAATGTTGATAACGCTACAACTGGTTTAGCCTTATCTGTAGCTAACGTCGAAGCAGGGGGTATAACAACTTGTCTTAACATAGTTAATACGAGTAACGTTGGTGTGGGAACACCTACACCTGCACGTCAGTTTCATGTTGTTGATAGAAGAAATCCTGCTCTCGGTAAAACGGGTACTATGAGGGTGGAAAGTATTTCTTCAAATGCTAGCATAGAGTTTACCACCTCGGGTGGAAGTTCTAACATATACGCGGATACAACAGGTAATGTGTATATACAACCAGCAACAAGTCACACATACATAACTAGTAATCTCTCTGTGGGTGGAGATCTAGTGGTAGATGGTAATATTAATTTCTCACAAATTGCTGTGAACTTACCGGGTGGGAGAGAGGCTGTTACAGGTCTTGAAGTTGCTGGAGGTAGTGTAATTGGTAGTGGACCCAATGAAACCCAACGTAAAACGTACTCACATACATTTAGTGTATCAACCGGTAGTCCAAAAGATGTACAGTTAATGTTTGGAGCGGGAGCATTTTACGCAAAGATAACTACAATGTTGAGAAGAACCGATGCTGCCGCCCCCGGTGATCCAGTAGGAGGTACAGTGGATGATATAAGTACTATGGTCTTGGATTTAATTGGTGGAACCGGTGACGAATCAACACCATCTTCTAACGTTACAATAGGTAACTTGACTTTGTTTGGTGGTGATGGTAACGCTTTTCCATGGTCTCCCGTTGTTGGTACTGGAAAGGTGGGTATAACTATGACACCTTACAATGTTATTAATAGTCGCGAATATTCGTATGACTATTATATAGAATTAACAACGGCGTGTGGTGGAAAACTTGAAAAAATTACAACAAACCATTTCGACGTGAATGGTCTTGATAATGGCAACGGTGGACAAACAGAAATTACATCTTTTGATTACTAATCAATTTTACCATTCGGGGAAAACCCAAAGGTAGAATCAATTTAATTTAATTATGCCCTGATGGAATCAGAGACGGCTAAAAAAAGAACGCCGACAATGAAAGCCATGACGACGTAATTGCACTCAGTATCTTCGAGGCCAGTGGATTCCGACTTGACCTCTACCTTCTTTGTGACGACGGGTTGCTCACGCCGCACAGGAGGTTCTAGTTCCTCCAAAGGACAGTAACCTATCATTTATACATTACTTAGAGATTAATTTCAGTTTTCTTCTTTCGGCGGACTCTCTTGGGTTTGGCTCCGCCGACTGCAACTTCCTTAATCTCCCCTCCAGTGGAATCTCCCGAAATGGATATGATATCCGAGACATCATCGTCCATATCCACCGAATCCGCCTTTGCCATACTTGTGTTCATAGGTGGTGGTGGTGGCATTGAAATTCCCCCCATTAGACTGGAAATATCAATTCCTGGTCCCTGCATCTCATATTGACCAGTTCCTCCAACTGGTGCTGCATCATCAGGTCCCGAGGGTGCACGGGTTGTGTTCTGCACAGCAGACATCATATTCTTTACGAGGTCTGGGTTCTGCTTGAGAACGTCATTCATATTGGGTAGAGCGCTTTTGAACATTGAGTTGGTAAGATGGAACATCATAGCGGAACCACCAAGCATCATGATGAGCTTGACCTCTGGAGCAACGTTCACCTTGGATCTATACTTCACGTAAAGCTCTTCAAAGACTCCATCATAGTCATCTACCCCCTCCATTACATTTTCAGACCAACCCTCTAATTGAATCTCAAAGGGGTTGTAACGCTTATTAAGGAACTCAAGACCTGTAACACAGGCTACAAGCATACGACGCGAGAAGCGAATAGACTGTTCAACGTCAATACTGTAAGTAATCCTCTTAACCTCTGTACGAAGTTCATCCACATTAGAGTAGGCGTTCAACCTCTTATTGACTGTGAAACCCTTCTTCTCAAGACGAGATAATTTATTGAGAAGATCACTCTTCTCTTCATCTACGGAGCTATAGCCCTTAGAGGCTTGTTCACTCTGAGAACCACCAGGACCCTCATCTGGTCCATCATCAAAAAACATTGGCTCATCTTCACCGTAATCAATCTCTTCCTCCATCTGAGGTTGAGCAGGAGCTGACTGTTTATTTGGGTTAACAAATGCATCCATGGCTTCTTGGTGATGCATCTGCGAGGGAGGAGGTTGTCTACTTTGTGCAGGACGACGTACAGGCTGAGGACGAGAACTGGTAATTTCAATTTCATCCATAAGAGCCTGTTCATCGGCGTCCAACTTCATGACATTAGTAGTCCCACGATCAATGACAATTTCTTCGTCCATCTACTCTCTATGGGGAAACTATTAAATTACCTTTAACGCACTTTTGAAAAAATTATATATGTACATTATAAATGTTAAACCTTAACCGGACCAATAGAAATGCTCTCATCAGTATTTTCACCCTGATCGCTGTGATTTTTGTTATTGGTATGCTCAAGCAATCCAGTAAGTATCAGCCTAAGCCCCTCACAATTAAGACTGCCAATGAAGAGTCCATCTTTAGTCTGCCTAACGACATTGCATGTGCTCCCGGTTTCACTGCGGATGGCAGCACTTACACTAAGGCTCTCACTCCAGGTGGACTCTGTGGTTCGGAGGCTCTTGTTGCTGGTCAAGCTGGTGGCTACGAGATTGAGGATGGAATTGGTGGATCTTTAATCTAAGCCTAATATAAATGGCTTTGGTTACTTCTCCCCAAACTATTCCAGACCTTAAATATGAATATCATACTATAACTATTGATTCCATTGGTCAAGATAGCGCTAATACTTTTACTTGTCACCTTCAACAACCCCTTAAAAATGTAGTTCAGGCAAGACTTCTTGGGGCTCATATTCATTCCAAAGATAACACGGAGCACTGCTACATATCTATTAACGAATTAGATTCCATCTTTAATGATCGCGCTTCTAATGTTCTCACTGGACAAGGGCATATGAGCATGATCAGAAGCTCGTTCGCAAGTATTGTAACTGATAGCACTACTCACAGTGGTTCAGATTCTCTTATTAAATTCAAGGATGATTATCCAATTATTACCCAGTATGTAAACCCAATTAGACAAGTTGATCGTCTCAGTTTTGTGATCAGAGATCAAACTGGTGCTACCATCAAGAACTCCTCAACTGCTGGTGATAACTTTTTAGTTTTTAAATTTGTGTGTAGAAAACCAAACTTGTAATTTTCTCTATTTAAAGTAGTATAACATGTCTTCAGGTATTGTTCAATTAGTAGCAATAGGTGCCCAGGATGAGTTCATTATGGGCAACCCGGAGATATCGTTTTTTAATTCCACGTTTAAAAGACACTCCAATTTTTCACAATCCGTCGAGAAGCAGACGATACGCGGAGATGTGAAAAACAATTCGATGTCAAGTGTTCAGATTGAAAAGTCGGGTGATATGCTTGGTTATATTTATATGACTCTTGATGACACTAACGAAGCTTTAGATACAAATGATTGGACTAAAGTAATTGATAAGATCGAACTCCTAATCGGTGGTTCTGTTGTAGACACCCAAGATAGTACTTTTTGTGAAAAGATTGCTATAGATACATTTGCCACTAATCTGTCTAGAAGCGCTATCGGTGCTCGTGCCGGTATTCACTCTAGGTCATTTTTTTACCCTCTCCGTTTCTTTTTCTGTGAGGGTCCACAATGTGCACTACCACTCGTAGCTTTGAACTACCATAATGTGGAGCTTAGAATATATTGGGGAACCGAAGCTTCTAATTTTCCCAATGTAGAGATGCACGCAAACTATTATTATTTAGACAATGAAGAACGTGGAAATATGGCTACACGCACTCATGATATGTTGATAACACAAGTTCAAAAGAGTGTACCAAGTGGAGAAAATGTTCAAGACCTCATCTTTAATCACCCAGTTAAATACTTGGCGTCATCAGATGTGTCCCGTAATGGTTCTCTCACTTCAACAACAAATAGAGTTAAATTAAGTATTAATGGGGTTGAATTGTCAAATTATAAATGGTGTAAACCTCATTTTATTGACGCTATGTCATATTATCATACAAACTTTACTATAACACCCGATTTCTTCATTTACTGCTTTTGTTTATTAACAAGTTCTCTTCAACCGACGGGTACATTAAATTTCAGTCGTATAGAGAGTGCGAAACTTATGAGTGAATCCTTACCTATTAATGACCCTATATATGCAATAAATTACAATATCCTCAGAGTCCAAAATGGGATGGCGGCTTTACTCTATGCAAATTAATTTAGCAATGTATATTAATATAGTTGTCAGTATGCAGATATTTGTCAAGACACTGACAGGTAAAACGATAACTCTTGAACTTGAGTCTTCAGATACTATTGATAATGTGAAGACAAAAATCCAAGATAAGGAGGGTATTCCCCCCGATCAACAGCGTTTGATTTTTGCTGGAAAACAACTAGAAGATGGTCGCACCCTCGCTGACTATAATATCCAGAAAGAGTCTACACTCCACTTAGTCCTCAGACTTAGGGGTGGTGTTAAGAATCTTCCCGCAATTGAGGCTTCAACTAAAATTCGCTTCGGAAAAAATGTACCCGATCCCCAGACTCAGGAAGATAATACAGTTGTGTTTAATGCTAGTGATGTAGATGTTACAACACCTTTCAGTAATGCAGTATACTTATCACCCATTAGGAATAAACCAGATTTCACATCTCCCTCAATTGTACTTCTTATGTATGACAAGGAGTCAAAGGAGATTACCGAATCCGGTGAGTCTGCAAATGCATTGGTTGGTGGTGCTACTCTCGATCTTGCCGTGTCTCGTTCTAACAACACAGCGAATACAGTTCAGTTTTTGATCAAAAGTGAACTTGAGAACAATACATCCTTAGTTGCAGAAGGAAATGTGGGTGTGGCGAATATGAACCCTCAACACACACTTTCAGTTGGTTCAAATTTATATGTGAATGACTCGGGTTCGAATGTCCTTGTCGTTTCAGGTAATGTTGCCATTTTAGATAGCCTTGTCATTGACGGTAATCTTAGGGTTAATGGTGAAACTACCGTGATCTACACAGAAAATACTTCAATTAGAGATGCGTTCGTTGAACTCGGTGCGAATAATAGTTCTGGTGATACAACCCTTGATTTAGGTATTTTGATGCATCGCCCAGATGCATTATCAAACGTAGTCATAGGTTATAGGGAAGGTACTGATGAGTTTGCGTTAGCTTACACCACTGCAAAACCAACTGATAAGACATTTACTCCGAAGATGGATGAAGATATTAATGTACACGTCTACGGTTTAACCCACGTGGATGCCAATATTTATGCACATGAAGATGTTCTCGTGGATGGAAACGCCTATGTAACTGGGAATGTTTCCATTACGGAAGAATTAACTGTTAGCAACAACGTGTACGCTGACAAAGATCTTGAAGTTATGGGTAACGTATATGTCGATGGAAATGTGGTAGCCTATAAGGACTTCACCCTAACTGGTAATGCATATGTTACCGGGAATGTTTCCATCATAGAAGAATTGACAATTAGTAATAACGTCTACGCCGATAAGGATCTCGAAGTTATGGGTAACGTCTACGTGGATGGAAATGTTTCCATCATAGAAGAATTGACAATTAGTAACAATGTCTACGCAGATAAGGACCTAGAAGTTTTGGGTAATACTTATATCACGGGAAATGTTGTAGCCTACAAGGATTTCACATTAACAGGTAACGCATACGTATCTGGTAATATTTCAATTACCGAAGAACTCACTGTCACAGGAAATATCTATGCCGATAAGGACCTAGAAGTTTTGGGTGATACTTATATCACAGGAAATGTCACGATTGATTCTACAACACTCCATGTAGATACAGAAACTAATCGAGTGGGTTTGGGGACAATAACACCAAAATCCACTCTCGATATTCTTGGTAATGTCTACGTGACTTCAAATATTAGCACAGCTTCTAATGTTCTTATTACTGGTACCGCAGCTTCTACTTCTAAAACCACTGGTGCTCTACAAGTTACTGGTGGTGTAGGCATTCAAGGAGATATTCACGCTACACATGCAAATCTTGAGGGTGTTGAGGCTGATAACCTTACGGTGACAGATGCAACTCAATCTACTTCCAAAGATACCGGAGTTGTGGTTATAACTCAAGGTGGTTTGGGTGTTGAGTCCAACATCCACTCTACAAATGTCTTCGCGACGTCCCACATAGGAGTGGGTACTTCTGCTACTTCTAATACTTTTGATGTTAGGGGTACAGCTAACGTAGGTGCCCTTGTGACTACATCTACCCATATTTCAGACTCAACTACATCTGTCTCAAAGACTAGTGGTGCTCTCCAAGTGACTGGTGGTACAGGTATTCAAGGTACTCTCTATGCAGCTGATACAACTCTAGACAGTGTGCAAACGTTGAACATGTCAACAGGTACAGTACCCCTTACAGATGCAACTAAGAAACTTGTTGATTCTCTCATTACTCAAAATGATGATGGTTCAATTATAATTGCAGCAAATGTGGAAATTACGGGTAATATTTCTGTAGTAGGTAATACATTTGCACTTACATCAAATGACGTGATTATAACTGACCGTATCCTTGATTTAGCTAATAATAATGCATCTACTTCACTGGATATTGGTATTCTCATGGAACACCCCGGTAAGAATATATTCGTTGGTCACCATACTAATCCTCATGACCACTTTTCTATAGGTTATACAGATGCAGGGTACACAGAGGATCACGTAGAATGGAATGGAGAAGATCATATAACTGCGAATGTTTGGGGACATCTCATCACACAAAACACTGTGACAGTTGAATATGGAAATGTCTACATCGTTGATGGTGGTCTCGGTATTGGAATTGGAGATGGTGAGAATGACAACGTTCCAGACTCAAAACTATATGTAACTGGTAATGCCCATGTAACTTCAAATATTTCCACAGATTCTAATGTTATTATCGGTGCCACAACTGCAACTACTTCAAAGACAACAGGTGCCATCCGAGTTGCAGGTGGTGTGGGTATTCAAGGGGATCTTCATGCTACAGATGCTAATCTTGAGAATGTAGAGGCTGATAGTGTAACTGTGACAAATAGTGTAGATGCAACTGATACAATTACAGGTGCTTTGAAGGTTGCGGGTGGTCTCGGTGTTGTTAAGAGTATACATGCCGCCGATACAACTTTTGAAAGTGTTAATATCACAAATAACACAAATTCTACCGATAAAGATACGGGTGCTCTCATAGTTCAAAGTGGTGGTGCCGGTATTGAACTAAACTTAAATGTCGGTGGTACAGGTAAGATTTGGGACGCTACAGATGCTACCACAACAACAAGTGGTGCTTTGAAGGTTGTAGGTGGTCTCGGTGTTGAAAAGACCATCTTTGCAGCCGATATGTCATCGGGAAGTGTCAACATCACAGATACAACTATATCTGCAAATACAATATCAGGTGCTCTACAAGTTGCAGGTGGTGTCGGTGTGGCTAATAATGTTCACGTCGGTAATGATGTATACATAGGTTCAAACTTGAATGTGGATACAACCACCTTGCACGTAGATTCAGTGTCAAATAGGGTGGGTATTGGAAAAACCAACCCGGGTTTCACCCTAGATATTAACGGTGACATTAACTTCAGTGGGGACCTATATGAAGGTGGCTCTCAATTTATTAGTTCACCGTGGGAGATTGAATCGTCTCCCACTGCACTCAGTTACACAAATGGATTTGTAGGTATTGGTGAAATTACACCCGATGCAACCTTACATGTCACAGGAAATACATTCATTACATCAAATCTTACAGTGGATACAACCACCTTGCATGTAGATTCCGTAGCAAATCGAGTTGGCATTGGAAAAACAAACCCGGGTTACAGTTTGGATGTCGTGGGTGACATTAACTTTTCGGGTGATTTTTATAACGGTGATGCCCTATTTGAAGGTTCCCCGTGGACTACAAGCGCAAACCTGCTTACTTACAATAAGTTGAATGGTTTTGTTGGTATATCAACTGATTCTCCCGACGCCAATTTACACGTAACGGGTAATATTTTTGCCACTAATATTGAGTGTTCAAATTTAATTTTTGATACGATCGTAATAACAGCTGGTACAAGTTGGGATAACGTTATTAATGTGTCAAATATAACATCAAATATAGTACAGTTTACAAATCCAGTTACGAGTCTTATAACACTTGGTAATATTGGTGTACATACACGTTTACCCGCCCATACCCTTGATGTAGCAGGAACTGCTAATGTTGAAGCTTTAATTGCGACAAGTAATATAGATTCTCCTCTAATCAACGCTTTTAGTATAACATCAAATCTAATAACACAGGAGGGAATACCAGCTTTTACCGTCCAACTCGACGATGGTACTTTAGTAGGTGCAAGTATTATAGATTACAATACTGTTATAAGAGATAACACTGGTAGTTATTCAACATCAACTGGACAATACACTGCCCCACATACAGGTCATTATTTCTTTAGTGCACAAGGTGTTTATCAAGGTGATCTGACTATTTATGATTTTAGGATCAATGGTACTCGTCAAAATATAAATGCTTTATGTGATTCAACAGCTTCGTCCAGTAATTATATTCCACTTACAATTAACGCTGTACTTTATTTAACCACTGGTCAAACTGTGGATGTTTTTCAGGTGGAAGGTGGAACATTTGGTGACGATAATAATTTCTTTTGTGGATATTTTATTGGTTAATAGTATACGATGGTTCTTACATCAAGAAGAAAACATAAAGCCTTTGTGAGAGCTTTCAGAAGAAAGTTTGCGTCTGTACCTTCATTTTTTAAGTTTAAAGTTCACACTGACTTTAGTGATACCTACGATAGTATTGTTGTACCAGCTGGTGTTACTAAACCAACTTTGTCAGAACTCCAAACCGTTTTTGACGAGGAAATAGTTGTTGAGGAAGCGGAGAAGGATGCTGATACAGCTGGTGACTTTCAAGTTGGAACGGCAAATCTATATGTAGATATTTCAACAACAAGAGTGGGGATTGGGAAAACAGACCCAGCTTACACACTCGATGTAGTGGGTGATGTCAAAGCTTCGGGTGATGTTCTCATGTTTAGTGACGAAAGAATGAAAACTAATATTGAACCAATTCCAAATGCCCTTGAAAAGGTTTTACAACTCTCAGGTGTTACTTTTAATAAATTAGACCATCATGATGACCGTAGACACACGGGTGTTATCGCCCAAGAGGTTGAAAAGGTATTACCCGAAGTCGTGTATACTGATAAAGACGGGATGAAAAGTGTTGCCTATGGTAACGTTATAGGACTTCTCATAGAAGCTATAAAGGAGTTGGCTCATAACAAAGAGTAAACCGGACGAATTATAAAAAACCTCCCTAAACAGTAGATGAGTGACCCTCTACTCTTTGTGGACACATCAGAGGGTAAAGTCGGTGTCGGGACAGGGAGTCCGGGTGCAAAATTACATGTGAATGGGAATGTAGACAACGTTGGAGTATCTATACAAAATAACGCCCGAAAATACACCGTGGGGGTACGTGGTGATACATCAGATGTATTTTCAATTGTAGATGATACAGCGGCGGAGTTTAGAGCAGTAATTGATAGTAGTGGCAATTTAGGCGTCGGCACAGCGAGTCCGGGTGGCACCTTAGACGTAGCTGCACAACACGGTAACACAACGAATCCGATGGTCCATTTTAGAGCGAATCGTGATAGCGCTTCAAATGGAGACGGTAACGTCTTGAAAC